CCCATGTGGGCTCCTCCTGGCGGCAAGGGTGTGATCGACGTGGCTCAGGAGACCTACAAGGGCTTCACCGTGAAGGTCACCGAGTTCTACGACGGTGTCAACGACAACAGCATCATGCGTCTCGACGTGCTGTTCGGTTGGGCTGCTACCTATCCCGAACTGTCCACGCTGTACGCGACCTAAGTCACGGTGTGGGGGCTTCGGCCCCCACTGACTTGCTCATCAACTCTTCAAGGAATACATCATGATTCTTCTCGGTCGTTCTTATGGTGGCTACAACGCCGGTACCATCGTCCAGCTCTCAACTTCGTTGGAAGCTGCCCTCGTTGCTCAAGGTCTGGCTACCGTTTCGGCAGGCCCTGTGACTCCCGGTGCTGTGAGCACCACTCAGCCCATGGGTCGTGTGGGTATCGCGGCTGCTGGTACTTCCGTGGTTGTGACGAACCCTGCGTTCACCACTGAGTCCAAGTTCGCTGCGTATTTGTCCAACGCTGCTGCGGATGGTACTGCGCTCTACATCACCCGCATCACGCCTGCTGCTGGCTCTGTGACGTTCACCCTGAACGCTGCTGCCACTGCTGCTGTTGCGATTGATTGGGCTCAGCTTGGGCCCTACGGTGGTCTGACAACCAACGCCTAACTCTGGAAAGGCTCAAGTGGTGGTACTCCAGGGCAGCTTTTAAGCCCTTGGAGTACCACCACCGCCACAACCTGAGTACTCACCAACGTTTCATCAACACACGGAGATACACACATGTACCCCAAATGGATCACTCGCGCACCTGGAATCGGCCCTGTCCTCGTTCAGAGCGAGAAGGAAGAACAGAAACTTCTCGACGAATGGGAAACCGAACAGCTCGAGCTGGCCGAAAAGGCTGCTACTGAAGCGAAAGCGGCTGCTCAAGCTGCTGAAGAAGACGCCAAGGTCTTGCTCAAGGCCAAGAACGGCAAGTAACCCCGATACCGATGGTATCTAAATGGCTGGTTTTGGGGCTGCAATGGCCCCAAACCTATGCCAGCCCCTAGGCAGCAGGCTAAAAACGCAGCTTGCGAGGTTTTTGCCCTTCGTGCGTACGTTTTAGGAGGCGCTTATGCCAAGCGGTATCATAGTTTCTGACCTTATACGGTCTTCCATGCGCCTCATAGGCGCTATCGCCACAGGCGAAACCCCAACAGCAGACGAAACGGCTGATGGCCTGCTGGTGCTCAACGACATGCTCGAGAACTGGTCCGCCGAATCCCTGTCGGTTTGGGGTTCCAGCAACCAGACGTTCAACACTGTTGCCAATCAGTCGGTGTACACGATTGGGCCAACAGGAAACTGGGTGACCACTCGCCCACAAGACATCGAAGACGCCTACTGCAACTTCAGCGGGGTTGACTTCCCGGTGAAGGTTATCAGCCAGGAAATGTACAACGAGATCAACCTGAAGACGATGAAGCAACCCATCGTTGAACGCCTGCTCTACGTGAACGAGTTCCCGTTGGGTGTGATCACTCTGTGGCCAGTGCCGACGCAAGCCATCCCGTTGACACTGACCATGAACCGTATCCTGAGCTTCCCTGTGCTGGCGACCGATACGCTGACAGGGCCTCCAGGTTTCTTGAAAGCCATACGGTACTGTCTCGCAGTGGAGTTCGCCCCTGAGTTTGGTCGTGAAGCAAGCCCAACGGTGATGGCGGTTGCAGCGGATTCCAAGGGCGATTACAAGCGTTCGAATCTGCCACTGATGGAGTCTGCGTACGATGCTGCGCTGACCGTGCCGCAAGTGGCTCTATACCAACGGGGGTACTGATATGCAGTTCCCATTCATCGGTGGAAGCTACACTGCACGAAGCAAGAACTTCGCTGCTGAGGTGTGTATCAACCTGTATCCAGAGATGGGCAGTGCTTCGAGCAAGAGTCCGGCTATGCTGGTGGGCACTCCCGGGAAACGACTCTGGCTGAACCTTGCTGGTGGCAACATCCGGGGCATGCTGCGCTTCAGCTCAACGTTGTCGCTGGTGGTGTGTGGGGGCAACATCTACACCGTCAGTAACACGGGTGTGTCGAACCGGATACACACCATCGGCACTGCTTCTACTCCTGTGAGCATGGCGAGCAACGGTACGCTGGTCATGCTTGTCACTGGCCCTGATGGATACACCATCAACCCCATAACCGGAGTGGTGACAAAGATAACCGAAGCGGTGTTCCAAGGTGCAGACACGGTACAGTTCATTGATGGGTACTTCGCCTTCAACAAGACGGGTACAGGCCAGTTCCAGATAACCCAGCTATATGGCACTGCGATTGATGGCTTGGACTTTGCCACCGCTGAAGGTGCCCCCGACTTGCTGCTGTCGCTGATTACCGACCATCGGGAATTATGGCTGTTCGGTGAAACCAGTACCGAGGTGTACTTCAACTCAGGCAACGTGGACTTCCCGTTCGAGCGTATCAATGGTGCGTTCATCGAGCAAGGCTGCGCTGCGAAGTTCAGCCCTGCCAAGATGGACAACACGGTGTACTGGCTCACCTCCGACGAGCGAGGATACGGCACTGTGCAGCGTGCGCAAGGGTATCAGCCACAACGCATCAGCACCCATGCCGTGGAGTTCGCTATCAGCCAGATGTCTCGTATCGATGATGCTGTAGCATATACGTACCAGCAGGAAGGGCACAGCTTCTACGTGCTGAACTTCCCTACTGCACAGCAGTCGTGGGTGTTCGACGCTGCTACGAACCTCTGGCACCAACGGGCATGGCGTGACCCAGCAGACAACACCCTGAAGCAGGACCGGGCTATCTGCCAGATGGCCTTCGCAGGTGAAACCCTTGTAGGGGATAACTCCAATGGCAATATCTACGTGCTTGACCTCGACTACTTCACTGACAACGGTGATCCGATAGCACGTATTCGGGCTTGTAGTCATCTCTCGGACCCCGAGTATCGTTACCAGTTCTTCGACTCACTACAGGTGGATATGCAGACAGGCGTGGGTCTGGTTACTGGTCAGGGTAGCGACCCCAAAGCCATGCTCCAATGGAGTGACGATGGGGGGTATTCGTGGGGCAATGAGCTCTGGGCCTCTATCGGCAAGATAGGCGAACGACGCACTCGGGTGAAGTGGCGTAGGCTTGGCAGAAGTCGTGACCGTATATTCCGAGTAACAATCACAGACCCCATACGAGTTATCATGGTGGGTGCAAGCGCACAAGCTTCGTTAGGCACAACATGAGTGAAGCACTACGTTTCGTACCCCCAAGGGTTCAGCTCGTTGACCCCCGTACCGGCATGATATCCCGTGAGTGGTATCTGTTCTTCCAAGGGGTGTTCAACCGTATCGGTGGCGCAAACGGTGCCAGCACGACTGATATTGTAGCCAGTCTGTTCGAAGATGCTGGTAGCAGCGAAACGAATGCTATGCTGTTTGAGCTCGAACAAGCCTTGAGCCAAACTCCTCCGAGCACCCCTATCAGCACAATAGGCACGTTGTCAGCGGAACTGTCTGCGCTGCAAGACCGGGTAGCTGAACTGGTCAAAGAGTTAGATTCCATCAAGCAAGGCGTATTCATCTAGGAGGCCCAACATGTCAGTCACTGCAAAAACACTATTCAAAGCCCTGCAAGCGCAGAACGCTGAAACCACTCAGTACACGACCCCATCGGGCACTCGTACCGTCATCGACAAACTGACGGGTACGAATACTACGGCTGCTGTCGCAACTCTGACCATCAAGCTGGTGGCCTCTGGTGAGGCTGCTGGTGCAGCCAACACAATCGTGTCAGCCAAGACGCTGCAACCCGGTGAGTCATACACGTTTCCCGAAGTGGTGGGGCATGTGCTCAACCCGGGAGACTTCATCAGTACCCTCGCTGGCACTGCTGCTGCGATCACCATCCGTGCCAGCGGACGAGAGATCAGCTAAATGCCACATCCAGGCGAACTTCTCGCACTGCTGTCCGCCACTGCCCCGAGCGCTGGTGTAGCAGTGAGTGCTTCACCTTTCACCTACGTAGCTCCAGACAACGGCACCGTCGTGTTACGTGGCGGACTGGTATCAACCGTGGAAATCGGACGCAGTGGGTCATTCACTACTACTGGCATCCTCAACGGGGCTGTGTCCGTGTCCAAGGGCGACCAGTTACGGGTCACCTACGCTACGTGGTGGCCTGCTATGACATTCTTCAAGGGGTAGTGATGAACGAAATCGCCATAACGAACCAACAGGCTACCGAAGCCATGCAACATCTGATGGTCAACGGAGTTGCAGGCGCTGAGGTAGTCATGTTGTCCCACGAGCAGGCCTCGTGCCCTGTGAACCACTACTTCGGTCCCGGCATATATATCCGTGAAGTGTCCATGGCTGCTGGCCTGTTCGCCATTGGGCACAGGCAGACCCAGGAGCACGTGAACATACTGCTCAAGGGCAGTGTGCTTATGATGAACGAAGATGGCACTACGCACCAACTGAACGCTCCTCTGATGTTCACAGGCAAACCCGGTCGTAAGATGGGGTACATCCTGGAAGACGTGGTGTGGCAGAACATCTACGCCACTGAAGAACGTGATGTGCAGGTGCTCGAAAGCATGTTCCTGGATAAATCCCCGGCATGGGTTGATGCGAACGAGATGCGCATGAGGGCAGAGCATGCACTGCACGCATCAGACCGAGAAGACTTCGCTGACGTTTTGCGTAGGTCTGGGTTCTCCGCAGAAACAGTTCAGGCACAGTCTGAGAACACCAGCGACCAGCGACCCATGCCCGATGGTGCTCAGAAGTTCAAACTAGGCCAGTCCCCAATACACGGTACAGGCGTGTTCGCCACTGCCAACGTGACTGCCCACGAGGTTATCGGACCAGCAAGACTCGAAGGGTTGCGTACCCCCTTGGGTCGGTACACCAATCACTCAAAAAC